ATATGGCAGAAGTATTGTTATCGTGCCAAACAAGTCATTGGTAGTGCAAACAGAAGAAGATTACATTAATATGCAATTGGATGTTGGTGTATTCTATGGGGACAGGAAAGAGTATGGCAAACAACATACTGTATGCACCTGGCAAAGTCTTAATAGTTTACTGAAACAAACCAAAAATCAATCAACCGATATTACAATTGGTGAGTTTTTAGAGGGGGTGGTATGTGTAATCGTTGATGAGTGTTTTGATGGAGATACATTGATTAAAACACGCACTGGTGAAACCCCGATCAAGGATATTAAGAAAGGTGATATTGTAATAAACTTGGATGAATCTGTTCAATGTTACAAAGAAGACATTGTTATGGAAGTTCATGAAAACTTAGCAGATAGCCATAGTGAAGATATGTTGGAACTAACATTTGATAATGATAAGGTTATTAATGTTACCGCAAACCACAAGTTTTTAACTAGCAATGGGTGGGTAAGGGCAGATTGTTTGTCGGCAGATTTAGAGGTTGTAACCATTAGCACATACAGCAAAGAATCAAGGCATTATACGAAATTGATATCAATAAAAATAATCAAGAAACCAAAAAAGGTTTATAATTTACATATTAGAAATAGTCACAATTATATAGCCAATGATGCAGTTGTATCAAATTGTCATGGAATCAAAGCTGATGCATTGAAAGGATTACTTACAGGGGCAATGGCACATATACCATTAAGGTGGGGGTTTACTGGAACTATGCCAAAGGAAGATTTTGAATTCAAAGCATTGGAAGTAAGTATTGGTTCAGTAATAAATAAAATTAGTGCTTATGACTTGCAGAATCAAGGAGTATTGGCTAAATGCCATGTGAATATAGTGCAACTAATAGATCTTGTTGAACATACTAACTATCAGAGTGAATTAAAGTATTTGTTATCAGATGAAAGTCGCCTAGATGCAATGGCTGATTTAATAAGAAAAGCAAATTCATCTGGAAACACGTTAGTATTGGTGGATCGGATTAGTGCTGGCAAAGAATTGGTTGAACGATTGGATGGTTCAGTATTTGTAAGTGGCGCAACGAAAGGAAAGGATAGACAAGAACATTATGATGAAGTGGCTGGCACAGATGATAAAATCATTATTGCAACATATGGCGTTGCTGCCGTTGGTATTAATATTCCTAGGATTTTCAACCTTGTGCTTATTGAGCCTGGTAAGTCTTTCGTTAGGGTTATTCAGTCAATTGGCCGGGGAGTTCGCAAGGCAAAAGACAAAGACTTTGTTCAGATTTGGGACATAACAAGCACATGTAAATTTGCCAAACGGCATCTAGGAAAACGAAAATCCTTTTATCGTGAGGCAGGGTATCCTTTTTCTATAGAAAAACTTGATTGGAAGTGAAAAATAGTATATACTAGCAGAATGAGAATACACACATTAGATGACAACCGTAGTTATAACCTAGACTCCCTGCCAGAAGAAATAGATGATTTGCGATTTGCAATATTAGATAACAGTAACCCAAAAGAACCAGATTATTTTTATATTCCCCTTATATTCTTAGAGAGTTTCGCTAGTCCATCACTGGTGCTTAAAATAGGCAACCATGTGATCAAAATGCCATTGGATTGGCATGTGCTAATTGGTGAAGAAGAGTTGGGTGACTTAGAAGCAATGCAATTAACTAGTATAAATGATAGAGATTTCAAGGTATTTGAATTTAATAGTCTTAGTAGTACAAGGGCAGAGTTTTTACCAATTGAAGTCGTTGATATATACAATGAAGTTCAGTGGTATTCACCAAAACTAAAAAACGGGCAGTATCTAGCTGTGCCACTAAGTGACGAGCCTGGTGCACCTGTGGTATATTTCATTAGTACGGTATCGCGTAATTGTGAAGTCGTTGATTATAGCAAGGCATGGTAAAATGGCACATAAGCTAGATATTTTTAAAGTATTGGCATCATTGGATAAGAAAGATTATACATTGTATGATTCTTTATCTGATGAAGAGAAGAAAGGGTTCACTGCATTCCTAACTAATAAATGGATGGCTAGTGTTGATGGGTCAAATGAATTACAGCACTATTATCTAGCAAGTACCAATCATTACAGCAATAAACATTTATTTGATATTGGTAGACATCCAAAATTACAATACCTATCATTGGTTGCTAGTAGTCCAGGTATAGGCAAACAAAACCACACTTGGATTAAGGCTAAGAAAAAGGAAACCACCAAAAGCAAACAAGATATTAAACGGATATTAACTGATATGTACCCCCTATACAAAGAAGAAGATATTGAAGTATTAAGTAATTTCGTTACTAAACGGGAGTTGACAAAATATGCAAAAGACAGCGGAAGTTGAGGTCTATGCTTGTAAATTTTGTAATAAAGATTTTAAGCGTGAAAAATCATTAATCGTTCATTTATGTGAACCAAAGAAAAGATACAATGAACGAACTGAAAAAGGTGTTCGTAATGGGTTTAACACATACCTAAAATTCTATGAATATTCACAAGGGTCAGCTAAATTAAAATCGGAGGAGGATTTTATAAAAAGTTCATATTATAATGCTTTTGTAAAGTTTGGTAGGTATTGCAATGATATCAATGCTATTAATCCAGCTAAATTTGCCGATTTTGTGATTGGAAGTGGAAAAAAATTAGATCATTGGGCAAAGGATTCGACGTATGCTGAATATAAGTTAAAATTATTACATACCGAACATTCAACCGATGCATTAAGTCGTGGGTTACGGCATGGTGTTAACTGGGCAGAGTTAACCAATAACGTATACTCAGATTTATTGCGAAAAGGTGGCACTAATGCGATATGTCTTGCTATTACAAAAGGTGAACTGAGTGCGTGGGTTATATACAATTGTGACAGCGGACAGCAGTTTTTAAATGGTTTAAACGAGGATCAAATGGCAATCATATGGGATTACATTGCACCAGATTATTGGCAAAAAAAGTTTAATGATTATGAGGAAGACCAGGTATATACCAAAGAAATGTTAACTAAGGCGGGTTGGTAAATATGGCACATAATGCTGATATTGACATTGATTTTGCTGACCGTGAAGATATACTTAATTTGATTAAACACATACCAGCAAGACAAGAAACTAATACGGAATCAAAGCATCATAATAGTGGTGTATATGTTACTGATATTCCGTATGATCCTGTGCATGATTGTGCAAGTATTGATTATAAAGAAGCTGATACTCGTGGATATTTCAAGGTTGATTTCTTGAATGTTTCAGTATATAAACTCATCAAAGATCAAGATCACTATGAACATTTACTCGCACAGAAACCACAGTGGGAGAAATTACTAGATAAGGATTTTTGCGAACACGTAATACACATTGGGAATTACAATGATTTAATATGTAGATTGCGTCCTGATAGTATTCCGAAGATGGCTATGTTTTTAGCACTAGTTAGACCAGCGAAGCGGCACTTATTGGATAAGTCGTGGGGAGAAATAGCTGAGGGTATTTGGGATAAGCCGAATGATGGTAGCTACTATTTTAAGAAAGCACATGCAGTATCATATGCGATGTTAGTAGCACTTCATATGAATATACTGGGATGATTAAACTATTATTCAACTCGACGAACGAGAATAATTGATTTTCGTTTCTTCTTCTGTATTGCTATTTCGGTTAGGCTAGTGTTTGGACCACATAATATTTTAACATTCTTGTTCGTGAATACACGCTTGTAATTTTTAAATACATCCCATTCGTGTTTTAAAAAAAGATTGATTGGTATATTCCTACTAGATTCCCACCACCATGTTTCACCCAATTCTAAAAAATGCTTCTTTAATTCAGGTATTTCAATCATATCATAGTCATACATCGTAAGAATACTCTTGTCACGATTCATTATGATACCAATATATTCATCACCTGCGTATTGGCAGATTGATAAGAAAGGGTATTTCTCCTCTATTTTTTTTATTAGATCATCAGACATAGGTATTCAAGTATAAACTTTATTTAGTGTATTGAATTATATACTG